GGATTTCCTTTTTATTAGTAGTCGCGTTGTTCTGCAAGAGAATCAAAGTTTGCATCTATCATATTGTCACCCTTACGAGGCATGTCAACCTGTAAAGCTTCACGATCAATAGGTCCGACTAGCATTTGATCCAACCCTTCACGGTACAAAGAACCTTCAGCAACTTCTGATAGCTCTCCTTGTTTTTGCATCATTCCCATAATGTAACCAGCATCTTTATTCATAACTTTCTCCTTGTCTTCTTGGCTGCATAGCTCTTCTTAGAGCCTCTGGATCTCTATTTGTTAATGTTCCAGATCCCATCTGAGTAATATCTGGTGCTATTAGCACCTTTATACCCTCGTTCACTGCATCTGCCGTTTTTTGTGCAGTGGTTCGTGCGTCTGCTTCACCGCCATAAAATGCTTCGATTGCGGCTAAACCTGCACCTACAAAAGGCACTGCTCTTATTATTTTTGAGCCGTACTTTTGATTTTTCTTTATTTCATCCAACAAAGTTCTAAGCTTACTTTCAGCTTCCTTTACTGGTTTATTTTGATCTTCTAGTCTTTGTAATTCTTGGTTTAATGAAGTTTCTGTTTTTAAATCCTCCTTTGGAGGTTCAGGTTTTAAATTTTTAAGTCTATTTAATTCTTCATCTACAGGAGATGATTTTCTTTTTTTATTTTGTAATTCTTCTTGTAGCTTTTGAGTTGGAGTGTCAAGATTTTCATCTTTTATTGCTGTTGGTTCAATTTTATCTGTTCCAATAGATTCAGCAAGACCTATTAACTCACGGCCTTCATTACCTGTAATAATTTTTCTAACCGCACTTTTATTAAATTTATATCTATAGGGTAATACAACTTTTTCATCTCTTACTAAATCATCAAAGTCCATCACACCTCGTGCAATATTCTTTTTTCTACCTATAACTGCAGGTTGACCTCCCCTTTCAAGGATAGCGAGTTTTTCTTTTCCCTCAGTGCTTCTTTTATCTAAGCCCTTTTCTCTTATTTCATTTCTAAGTTTACTAAGATCAGGATCAGCATCCTCAAGGATTCCCATGGAGTATAAAGCTTGTTCAACAGCTTCATGCTCATTTATTAATCTTTTAATAGAAGTAATTCCTTGAGGAAAAAGCTGTGCTATTCTTGAAGGAAGATCCGTAGTTTTTGCAACCTGCTTACTGTAAGTTGTCTTTAATACTCCTTTATCAAGAGATTTATTTCTTTGTAAATCTCTAAATTTTCTTGATATTCCAGTAATTGCACCTCTAATAGTTGTTTTATTTGAGATAGCATACATTGCAATTAATTCTAAACCCTTTTTAGTAAACAGTATAGGATCAACTTTTTTGGCACCTTTATTTACTAAATCTTGTGCTTTTGCAGCAGATATAGGCTTATTAGCAGGAACGATTTGTTTTTTCTTTTTTGCCATTAGTAACCAAACACTGAATCAAACGGTTGCGGTTTTGCTTCTTTAATTTTATTCATCATGTTATTTATAGTAAGATGACCTCTAGCTCTTGTCATGCACATATAACGTAATGCATCGTAAGCGTGATCATCTGCTTTTGTATCTACATCTTCAGGATTAGATTTAGATAGTGGTAATGAAGATAGTGATCTAATAAGGTCAGTACAAGTAGAAAGTATTTTTATTCTTGGCTCATTGCTAATCGGATCAAGTTGTAGTCTACGATGCACTTCCATCTTTCCCGCTAATCTATTACGATCTGATGGAGTAAATCTAGCACCACAACGTATTAAAGTTTCTGCAATGCTAGGGCCTGTTCCTGTTCTATTCCAACATGAAGAGTCAAGCACAGAGTGATACATTGGGGGATCATTCCCCTCCATATTAACTATTATATTAGCAAGATTTTCTGCAGTTTGGCCCTTACCATAAAACTCTTTGTATATCCAAAGGGTGTCATCCCAATCTATCGCACCCCAGAGAACACAAGCTGGTGCAGCATATCCATAATCAGCCGCCCGTAATCTTAACCAGTTCGTAGGTATCTGAACCTTTGTAGCATCCACAACATGAATACTACGAGAAAACTCTGGGAACGCCGCCCCCTCTGCGACATCCCAATCCCCTTCAAGAAGTCTTCTTCTTTCCACTTCTGGGAGCGACCTTAACATGGCTTCATATTCGCCACTCTGAGCTAGGTAGGGGTTGTCCGTCAACCTTGCTGGAATGAACTTACGAAGAAACAAGGGTTGACCAGCTTTTCCATCAGGTGCTGAGTCAGGCCAAAGTAAAGGCTCACCCGATTCAACATCTGTAGCTGCAAACGGTGTATTTGCAGGAGCGGGATCAATATACATCTTTTTGACCCACCAACCTCCTACACCACCAGGGTTTCCTGTACAACGCATGTAAGCATCAATCTGCTTGTCAGTTGTACGAAGACGAGAACGTAAGTACTCCCAGACGTAGGGAGTAGGGTAATGTGTTATCTCGTCAATACCTATCCATGTAAAGGCTTGTCCTTGGTATCTCGTAACGTCTTTGTCTTTGTCGAGATATGAGAACCATGCTGTAGCACCTGAAGGGAACTGCCACATCGCTTTTGATTCTCTGAAGATTGCCCCAGGAAAAGCTTTTGGGTAAAGCTGCTTGCTTTTGTCAACAAGCTCCGTAAGTTCGTCCAAAGTACGCCTAATGATAAGAGCACGATGATTGGGGTTATCACAGTACCTAAGAAGATCAGCAAGCAAAGCGTAAGACTTACCGCCACCAGCAGCACCGCCATAGAATACATCTCTTTCAGGACTCGCAAGAAAATCTGTTTGTGGCCCCAGGTTAGGCTTGAAAACAACATCAGCCTCTTTCTCTATTAGCTCTCTTACTGCTTTTGGAACACTATCAATAGTGTCCTGTTCTAACACCTTTGAACCTTTAGAATTGAAGATTGCGTCTTCAACCTTTTTTAAATTTGTTTCTTTTTTCTTTACCGCTTCTCGTGACTTTTGAACTTTTCTTTCTGCAGACGCTCTTCTCTTTTTAGCAGCGGCAAGACTTCTTTGTGATTGCCTTCTTGCTTTTTCTGCACGAGAAACATTGTAAGACCCTTTTTGCCCTGCTTCAAGCTTGGGTCTTCCTCTACCTCTTTTAACAGGGGCTTCTTCTGTCATTGATTAGCACTCAAAAATATCATAAGCCCTATCGTAAATATTGCTCCCACTAGCAACATAAAAAGAAAAGTTATTGCTACATTCTTTACTATGTTTAGTTTCTTTTTACGTTTTTTTTCTGCTTCTTGTTTTTCTTTTTTTACCTGTAGTCTAGCCTCACGCTCAAACTGTAGAAACATGTTCCAAGATCCTGGTGTTCCATACAACTGCATAAACTCACGAAGTTCTTCTCTTTGCTTCTGTACAGTTTGTACATGAATTAGTCTGTCCATCGCAGACTGAGAAGCATTGCTTCCCATTAGACTTTGTTTATTATTTTCTTCTTGTACTTGTGAGCAACCTCTTGCCCAATCACTTAACTGTTTACCACAATCTGCTACTTGACGACCATTTTGTAGCAGTTGCTTTACTTCTCCAAATGCTTTGTTGGCAAGAGCTATGCCACTGATGATAGTTACTGGATCTACCATTACAAATCAATACTTAACTTTGCGAGGTTGACCTCTTTTATTATAGACTTTGCCACCTTTGTTAAACTTTGTAGTAAATTTAACACCAACACTCTTTCCATATGGACTAACTGTAGCTTCTCCAGTAACTCTACCAGAGCCTAGCGGCATTGCTCCAGAGACACGACCTGTTTTATATAGAGGATTATATGATCCACCAAATCCTCCTCGCTCTCCTTCATATTGATAGCTAAACACAGGGCTAATTTTATCTTTTCCAGATCGTGGATCAAACATTCTTTGAAATTCAGTTGTAAGCCCCTCAACTATCTTAGGGCCTCTGTTCATTAAATTATTAACCTCTCTTAGTGTAAGGTCAATGCCATCGTTCTTTAAAGCCTGTTTAGTAGCTTCGGCTCCTTCCTTGTTATAAAGGTCCAAATAGTCAAGTGTTTTGAAAGCAACAACAGCCACTGCCTTTTTTTCTCTTGATCTTCCAGCAAAGTTATCAATTACTTCTTGCTTCATTTGTTGATATTGTTGCTCTGAGAATTGTTTTTGTCTTCTTTCCCTCTGTTTTTCTTTTTGTACGGTTTCGTAATCAGCAGGGCCTAAACCTTTGTAGAGTTCTTTTTCTTTCATTAAAGCAGTCCTGTGAATATTTCTTTTACTGAAATCAAAATATTTGCATCTGAACCTGAAGCGGTCTTAGCTTGTATCTTGTCCCCTTTTGATAAATTAATATTAAAGTTATCAAGTCTTAAAAAATCATTACCAGATATTTGTTTATTATTTACAATTAAAAATTGTGTGGTGCTTGCTCCTTCATAGTAATACAAAAAAGCATTTATATTACTACTCGTAGTGTTAGTAATTATTACAGACTCTACAAGTGCCTCAAACTGACCTGGGAGCGTGTAAATGTCCACGATAGAGTTTGTAAGAGACTTTGCTACCGATCTTCTTTTTTCTGACATTAGCTATTTCTTTTTCTATTAATTTAACTGTCCTGTAAGTTTTTGTGCCATCTGGTTTGTAATGTAATATTGAGTTAGGAAGTATTAAGGGTGATTCTATTATTTCAACTGAAATGGTCTTTGGCATGATCTATAACTACAGCCTCCTGTTTAGCCTTGTTTGGTAATAGGACTACACCATGAAGTGCAGTAACGTTGTGCTCCACAGTTTCCTTCTTACCCAAACCTACCCTGTTTAATATTGACTCTGCAGCTTTAACTTTCAACTCTGCGCGAGGAATATTTCCATCATCATCCAGTGCGTTTACTAATCCCATGGCAGCTTTCATAGAATTAGCGGCTAGCATTTGTTGTGCTGCTTCAATAATCTCAGAAGATAGAGAGCGCATAACTGCAGTAGTGTTAGTCTCTGCATAACCAGCTTGTCTCAAAGCTGCTTGATTGTTTCCACCGTTTTCAATAAAAGCGGCAAGATAGGCAGACTGTTTCTCTGTTAGCTCTCGCTTTCTTTTCTTTTGTGGAAGAAGATTTGAAACCATGTCACTCTTTTACTTTTCTAGGAGCAGCCTTTTCGTTGTACTTCTTTTCATAACGAGGTTTTGCTATCTCTAAAGCTGTACCCGCAACTCCAAGTGCAGATCCAGCACCCGTTAGACCAATAATCGCTTTATCTTCAGGAGACAGCTGTTGTTTCTGTTGTTTCTGTCTTTGCTTTTTAAGTGCCTCTCTATTTTTAGTTCGAGAAGCTTTTCTTTCATCTTTGGCTCGTTTAAGATCTTTTTGTTGTTTTTTTAAACCTTTTTCAAATTGTTTGCGTGACTCTGCAGCTTTTTTTTCTATTTCAGTTTTTTTTACTTTTGGAGGTTTAGTAAATCTTGGTGACTTTTTCTTTTTTGATAGAGCTTTCGCTGCTAATGTCAAACCTCTTGCAACTATTGGTCCTACCATTTTAATTTTACCTTTCTACGCAAAAATCTCTTTTGTACTATTTGATTTACCAACTTCTACTTCTTGACCATATCTATCATACAATGTAGTGGAGGACTCAGACACTCTTACAACGGGACCGTCCATCGTGTATTTACGTGTTATGTAAGTAAGTTCATCTCCACCAGATTGTATTGTGTGTCGTGTATACACTTCTATAGGAGCCATACTCATGCCCATGATATGAGTCTGTACAGGCTCCATTATTTGTAACTCCACACTGTAGGTCTAAGTATTTCATCTGAGCCTGTCATGGTATCAATGTGAATAAACCTGCTACCATGTGCTCCTCTTTGTGCCACTCCTATGCCACTAAAGCCATGTTCAAACGCTAACCCCATAAGTCTGTGTGCATCACTTCCTGATACTTTCACATCTACAGCACAACCATGGAGGTGTGCAGACTTAGATGACCCTCCTATAGCAGTGTTATGCTGTTCGCTGCGATAACCAGAAGTAATTATCATTGGAGAATCATACTCCTCTCTCAGGGCTACAAGCTTCTCCATGAACTCAGGGTCCATGTTACACTCGCCTGTGCCTTTGCATTTTAGTTCATCTTCAGAGAAATATTTCCAGTTAGACATGGTTGCTTTTACATTCTTGTTTTACGAACACCGCCACCCATGGCGTAGGCTTTCATCTTAGTGTTTTTGCCACCCATAGCCATGTATTTGGTGTTCTTACCACCTTTAGCCATCATGTTTGGTGGTCTTGCGGTAGAACCTTGCATTCCCATGCCCATGCCACTCATCATTTGATTTGGCTTTTTCGTCATGCTTTGAGAGGCCATGCCCCCGTACATCATGGGCTTCATTTTGCTGTTCTTGCCGCCTCTAGCCATTCCTTTGGCTTTCATCTTGGTATTCTTACCACCTTTAGCCATTCCTTTGGCTTTCATCTTGGTATTCTTACCACCCATAGCCATTTTCTTAGCTAGATCCCTTGGTCCTTTGCCATCAACTGCAAAATCAGGGACTTTCCTTCCATCTTTTTCAACCATCTTCATTTTGGTCATATTCTTCTTCTCCCTCCGCATAGAGATTATTAAACGTTATACTTGGGTCCATATAACTATCATGTATTTCTGCAGTGTGAATGTGTTGACTAGGGGCAAAGTCTGGTGCTCCCTCTCCAGTAACCCACAAAGCAGGATTTGTTGCTCTTACTCTGTTATTAGGCAGGGCTACAATGTTTCCTGTAAACTCACCTGCATCTAACAATTCTAATACATGAGATTGTTTATGTTGTGCAGGGTCATCTGAAATATGTGAATCTGTGTAGTCCACAGTAAACATATACTTGCCTGTATAAAACTCCCCACCTATCTTGCAGATCCAAGGGCTAGAGGAGACACGATCTAAAATTATTATCGCATGGTTTCTTGAAGAACAATCCCAAGGCTGAACTAAATGCGTTGGCATTGTTGTAGGCCACTCTTCAAGAGGAGTGTCTGCTACTAAAGAAGCTATGGGTAGCCTTGCCCACATAGCTCCCCCATGAACATTCTCTTCTTCTGTGCAGCCAGTAAACACCACCTGAAAGCTAAGACTACGATCTGGTATTGTATTTACTGCAAACGCGAGAGCATGAATATACTCACCCTCATACTTCTCGTGATTATGTGTAAACTGTTTTCTTACCCAACATTTAAAATGAGGGATGTTTGATATTAAGTATGACATTGAGGTATCCTTTGCTAAATACCCCCCTCTTTTTTAACATCGCCACCTTCTACGGGCTTGGCGTAATCTTGAATTAGGATTCTTTGCAGCTTTTGGAAACTTCTTCATTTGTCCCGCTGATCTTGCACAGAATGACTTTCTTCTTTTTGCTGCTTTACTTCCTGGCTTTACTTTTCCTGTTACTGCAGTTTGAAGCTTAGAACCAGGGTTCTTTCGTCTGTAAGCTGCAACACCTTTAGCAGTCATACCCGCACCAGCTTTTGTAGGACGCTTATGACCCCCTTTGATGGTGAGGCCCTTCATGCCTGTTCCTTTACGCTTTTTTCGTTTTCCTGCTTTTGGCATTCGAGTATTTCTTCTTTACTATCGTTTTTACGTTTGTAGGTTTGCCTCCTACGCCTTGCGGCTTTGCCCTTTTTCGTGATACTGCGCTCCTAATTTGACTTTTGGTCATGCTCTTAGCTTTTGATCTAGGAACACACTTTGGATATTTTCTTTTACTACCTGTAGCTGATTTACGACCACACTGTTGAAACTTACCTTTTTTCTTTGGTGCTCCTATATCAACCCAATCACCTTTTGGGCCTTTTCCAAACCATTCTTTTAAACTCACTTGTACTTACCACCACGTTTTTTATAGGTACGTACTAACCATGCGTTTGCATATGCCGAAGGGTATACCTTGAACTTACGTTTAGCTTCAGCTTTTACTCGTGCGTAGAGACTAGGGTTAGCAGGTGTAGGAGAACCTTTTTTACGCTTTGGCTTTCGTTTTTTTGCGGCCATCTTTTAGTTTCCTTTTTGCTTCTTTTGCTATGCGAACAACTTCAGCTTTACCCATTACCTTTGCACGTTGTTCCATAACTGTAAGTATTTGTATTTTACGTGCATAAGGTTTGCTTATTCTTCTTACCT